CTAAATACTAAACAAGGTGACACTAAAGCAGTTAGAGTAAGAAGAGCTAGTGATGATGAAGAAAAAGATTTTAAAGCTATTGAAATAAGTGGAGCGGATGATTGGGTAAATGGTAAACAAGAGAATGCACTTCCTTGTGATGTCGCAACCGCCGCAGCCGCTTATAGTCTTCGTAAGGTAAAAGCTAGTTACAGCGGTAATGCAGTTCGTATTCGTAGAAGCTCAGATAATATTGAGGTAGATGTAGCTTTTGATTCAGATAATAAAGTAAGTGCTAATTCTGCAATTACAAATGTAGCTGAAGAAGGTGGCGAAATAATGAATACTAGTGCTACAACACTTGGAAACTTTATATCATATAGGGATAATATTATAGGTAATTCTGAGTTCAATACAGCAGCAAATTTAGGATTTGATAATGGTGGTACAGCAGCACCATTGTGGACTAAAGCTGGTTCTGGTGCTGGAAGTGCAACATTTACATCTAATACAACCGAAACAACTGACCCAAACGGGGGTAATACCGCCGCTAAATATCAATGGTCTGACTCTGGTACTAATTGGATTCGTCAAGAAACAGAATTAGCTGGTGGAGTAGAAGTAACATTTAGTACTTATTACAAACAACTAGGCTCTCAAACAACAGTTCGCCATAATTATTGGAAAGGTAATTCTGATGTAAATGTAGTGCTAGATTTTAGTAATGGTACAATTAGTGAAGCCCCATCTGGTGGTTCAGCACCTACTAGTTCGGCTGTAGAAAATGTAGGTAATGGATGGTATAGAGTTTCTATGGTTTTAACTACAGTTGCTGCAACTACAGAAAATAAAGCTCAACCAGCAAGACAACCAGTTGGTGTGACTGGTGGAGGTGTTTATGTATGGGGTGCAATGTTAGAAGTTGGTAATACACTAGGCACTTATGTAAAAACAACATCGGAAATACCAAATGGCGTAGCCTTCGTCCACACTTGGTATGACCAAGCTGGGTCAAACAATGCAGTTCAACAAGCAGCCACTAATCAACCACGGATTGCAGCGAATGGAGCATTGCTTACAACAAATGGACAACCAACACTAGATTTCCCTAATACAGGTGGACAAGATACTCACAGATTGGAAACCGATTTTGTAGCTACAAATTTAAATTCTTTAAGTGTTTATTGTGTTTGTAAATCGGATATTACAAATACATTAGGTGATGCGAGTTATGCTCAAGCATTTACACAAGGAAGTTATAGTAATAATGAAAGAGTATATATTGCTATTAAAAAAGATACTACAAACTTTCAACTAGGTTATGGAGATGGTTTTCAAGATTTAGGAGTTGCAGTAGATACAAATCAAAGATTATTTTCAATGAATGCAGGCACTAATATTATATCAAATGTTAATGCTGTCAAAAAATACCCTTCAAGTGGAACTCAAGTATCACAAGATAAGACATTAACTAGAACCTCTTCATTTATTGGAGGGCATACTACTACTGATGCACCTTGGGATGGAACTATATCTGAGCTAATTTATTACAACTCAGACCAATCAAACAATCGCTTCAAGATTGAGTCCAACATCAATAACCATTACAGTTTGTACAATGATGAATTATTCTTTAATGGAAATGTAACACCCTTTACAACCGCAAGCACTATAACTAAATCGGATGGAAGTACCCAGATAGCTGGAAGCGGAGTAGTCGTAAGCACTGGTTTAAAAAATTCAATTAAATATACAATCAGTGGTGAAACCACTACTGGTAATAGATTTACTCAGTTTAGATTAAGTGACTTAGGAGTAAATACTGTTTATCCTATGGCTAATGGTGAGTTTATTTACTTTTCGGCTACTGTAGAATCCGACACCTCGGATGGTTTAGATTTCGTTGTAGATATAAGAGATGGATTTACATCCCTTACTAATAACTCTCAGCACGCTAATGCAAGGGGAATTATTAGTGGACGATTAACTAGAAATTCAACATCAGGGGATAGTGGAGGTGACACTTGTATTATGCTTCAAACCTCAGGGGTAGCTAATGCAACTGTTCATTTATCTAACATTAAATTATCTCGCATAGAACGAAATGGTTTTGTTTCAACTTGGTATGACCAAAGTGGTAATGACAATCATGCAGTTCAATCAAGTGAATTAAAACAACCTACAATAATCACCAATGGTAGTATCAAAGTAAGCAATGGTAGCCCTGCTATATTCTTCACAGGTGATGCTAGAGATGACTCTTTAGCCTTCACTGATTTAACTTTAACTGATGCTTCAATATTTACAGTAGTGAACATAGATAGCTCTGCTGACCAACAAATAATTCTTGGCGGTTCTGCTACTACTGCTACTGCTACTATGCTTCCTGTGATGGATAATGGTAGTTCAAGTACACAAGTATATAAAAACTCTACAGTAGGGGGAGCAGAGCAAGGAAGTTCTCAGTTTAAAAATGGTTCAGCAGTTACATTCGCGGACAGAGATGATGCCTTTGATAACCTAGCGGTTAATTCACAAATACTATTTACTATGATTGATGTAGATGTAGCCGAAGCAATGGTACTAGATGGTATTAGTGTATGTCCCTCGAATGCTGTGGTCTTTCACCTACAAGGACTGATGAACGAACTTATTATTTACAACTCAGACCAATCAAACAATCGCCCTGCTATCGAAGCAAACATCAACAATCAATATCAAATTTATTCATAATTATGGAAGACGAAATGGAAGAAATCACCCCCAAGTATCTTGTGTTTGACACAGAAGAAGAAGGACTAAATCGTGCTGATGCTGAAGGTATTGCTCGTAACTATTCTTATCACAGAAGTGGTAGTGGTACTCGTTACTACAATACACCAGTTCCTTGTGAAGATGGTAAGTGGGCTTTAGAAGTATCCGTATATAGAACATTAGAAGACACCGAGACAACAGTAGACACTGTTACTTTATTAACTGACGAAGAAGTATAATGAGCAATGTAACCGCAGAGTCGATGTATACCTCCCTCGAAGGGAAGAGATACCAATACCTAGATAGAGCAAGACAAGCATCTAAACTGACTCTGCCATATCTTATGCCTGATGAGGGCTTCGGTTCTCACAGTAGATTAGACACACCCTTTCAAGGCGTTGGGGCAAGAGGAACTAACAATCTAGCATCAAAACTATTACTCGCACTCCTACCCCCTAACGCCCCATTTTTTAGACTGAATGTAGATAAGTATGCTTTGGCTGCCGAAGGTGCAGATGCTAGTATGCTATCTGAAATAGAAGCAGGACTTCAACAAGTAGAAGATTCTGTGATGGAAGAAATCAGTCGTGAGACTTACCGAGTAGCAATCCATGAAGCACTCAAACATCTTATCGTAACAGGTAATGCTTTAGTATATATGCCTGATGATGGTGGTATGCGAGTGTTTCACTTAGATAGATATTGTGTACAACGAGATGCTATGGGTAATATCCTATACATCTGTACTAAGGAATCCCTATCATATATGTCTTTGTCTGAAGAGATGAAAGCACTTGTAGGTATCCAAGGTAATAGTGCTGACGAAGAAATCAATTTATATACCGCAGTGTGTCGTAAGGAAGACCACTGGTTTGTTTACCAGGACATCAATGGTGTTCGTATCCCATCCTCAGAAGGCAAGTATAAACTAGATAAGAACCCATTCATTCCACTCCGCTTCACTCGTGTTGATGGAGAAGACTATGGTCGTGGATATGTTGAAGAATATCTTGGAGACTTACAATCACTTGAATCACTTACACAAGCTATCGTTGAAGGTAGTGCTGCTGCCGCTAAAGTATTGTTCCTAGTTAATCCTAATGGAACTACTAGAGCTAAGACACTTGCAGAGTCACCTAATGGTGCTATCTCTCAAGGTAATGCAGCAGATGTATCAGTCCTTCAACTCAATAAATTTAATGACTTTAGAGTTGCCCAAGAAACTATCAATACAATTAAGGATAGACTTGGACACGCCTTCTTACTTACATCAGGTGTAGTCCGACAAGCCGAGCGTGTAACTGCTGAAGAAATAAGAATGTTAAGTATAGAGTTAGAGTCTGCCCTTGGTGGTCTTTACTCATTACTTAGTACCGAACTTCAAATGCCTTTAGTCAATCGACTGTTGGTAGTAATGAAGAAAAAGAAATCATTACCTGAACTACCTAAGAATGTTGTTAGCCCTGTTATTATTACAGGTGTTGAAGCACTAGGTCGTGGTAACGATTTACAGAAACTTGACTTGTTCCTAGCTGGAGCAGCTCAAGTTGTTGGAGCAGAAGCAGTAGCTCAGTTCGTCAATGTAAGCGAATACTTTAAGCGTAGAGCAACATCTCTCGGCATCAAGACTCAAGAGTTAATTAAGTCTCCTGAACAGATGCAACAAGAAGCTCAACAAGCCCAACAAGCAGCGATGATGCAAGCTGCCGTACCTAATGGTGTTAATGCTATTAGTAACCAAATAAGCCAAGCTCAAGACGGAGCGAATATGGAACAACAACAAAGCGAGTAATATGGAAAGAGTAGTAATACAAGAACACAGTGAGGAAGAAAATATCTCACTTGAAAAGCAAGCTGAAATGCAAGATGAAGCTGCTAAAGCTAGAGGTCAAAGTATCCAATCTGAATCTGAAAAGATTGAGGAGACTGAGACACCTATTGAAAGTGAACGCCCTGAGTGGTTACCTGAAAAGTTTGAATCTCCTGAAGACATGGCGAAAGCTTATGCTGAAGCTGAGAGAAAACTATCAGACCCAAAAGACACTAAGGAAACTAAAGAAGCTAAACCTAAAGAAACTTCTGAACCTTCTGATACTGTCATCTCTAGTGCCACTGAAGAATTTACAAACAATGGGGAACTATCTGACAAGACTTATGATAGTCTTGAGAAAGCTGGTATCCCTAAAGAAATGGTCGATGCTTATATCGCAGGTCAGCAGTCATTAAGTGATGCTCAGACTAATACCATCCACGAAACTGTTGGTGGTGTATCTGAGTATAATGCTATGGCTGCGTGGGCAGGTGAGAACTTATCCGATGAAGAGCTAGAAGGCTTTAATACTATTGTCGAGAGTGGAACTGTAAGCCAAGCAACTGTTGCAGTTAAAGGTTTATATGCTCAATACAAAGCTCTAGGAGGTGGTGAAC